ACTTTTACAGTAATGTCATTAAGACTTTTATATGTATTAAAAATAGCCATAGCGTTTGTTGTAAATTTTTACGATTACTCTCGGTGTAGAATTGAGAGTGGTTTGTCTGTAAGGCTTCCTTGAAAGTTAGACTATGGCACTTAATCGTTTTTCAAATTCTTTATTAAAATCTGGTGCAATATAAAGTTTTTCAACGTCTTTTGCAATTTCATTGCCAAAAGTCAAGATATCTCCATATTCTAATTCAAATAAACCACCAGGTTTTGCTTTTTGATCATTTGAAATAATTTCATAACTCATATCATTCAAATTATTATTTAATTTTACTCGCATTTTTTGGAAAAACGAGCCAGTCCAAACAAAATTATAAGGTTTACCTTCAATTTTTGGTAATAATGGTCGATTCTGTTTTGCATATTGTACAGTAGTTGCAGAATATCTGCCTCTTAAAGATTCTCCCCTTGTCATTATAAGTTTACCAGAAAAGGTACTACGCATTTTACCAAGACCTATTTGATTTGTTTGGTAATAAACAATAATATTTGCACTATTTTTAACAATAGATTTCTTTGCAAATACTGATAAATCAGTTTTGATCTGGTTTAATTCTTTTATGTATTTTGCTCCTACTTTCCAGCTCATAATTTAAAAATGCCCTTGCAAACTAATACAAGGGCATAATTTTAATAGGTATAACCCTCATTTCCCTATTAAACTACCGTTGCAGAGGCAGTATTAGACTTGTACAGTCCATCGCCTACTATTTCGATAACTTCATAGTTATTACTGTTGTCATATAACGACAGTTTTACAGCTTCTCCAGCAGCTATGGCAGAGATAGTCAAAACATAGATACCAGCACCAGTTGCTTCTGAATCGTCAGCAGTTGGGTTGCTTGTAGCACCATCAACAGTAAATAAGAATTGGCTAAATGTCAACCCTTGAACAGCATCTTTACGACCTCTACGAACTACTGCTTTTACAGTAAGTGTAGTGTCAGTATCTGCTGGTGCATTTACATAAGTTAATTCAACTTGTGTAATAGGCTCAACTTGTCTTGCATCAAATCCAAGATTTTCTTGTTGCCATAATACGTAGTTGTCGTCTAACTCGTAACGGTCAAGTAATTGCCACTCTAATCCCTCTTTGAGTGATGTAGTGTTTGATGGGAACATTAATTTTTTGCGTGTAATTTGACCAGTACGGAAACCTTTAAGTCCACCGTTGTCTAATTGCGTTAGCAAAATACTTCCCTCGTTGTCAACGTATATTGTTCTCCAATTTCCAAATCCCTCGATAGAACCTAACGCTTGATGGAAATACATCCCATGCGTAAAAGTTGCCATAAAGTTGTATTTGCCTTTATTGGTCAATATTTTCGTGTCATCTTCCAAAGTTTCAAAAGCGTCGTCGCTTCCGTTTTCTTCAAAAGTGTTGATACCTTTTACGACAATTAAATCTCCAGATTTTTGTAGAGATTGAATGTAGCTTAAAGATATTTCTTGAGTTTCTGCGATGGTCACGTTTGGACTGATTAACCAAACTGCTTGAGCAGCTTTGATTATGTCAGCACAACCTTTGTCTGTATTGAACCCTAATGATTCACCAGCACCACAAACTCCTAAATTAGATAACTCTTGTGCAGTCATTTTAAATTAAGTTTAATGATTTGTATAATTTTTGTTTTTTGGCATCCAACTTGATTTTGTCGCCTTTTTTGTAAATCTTTTTTGGACTACCATCTTTTTTTGAGCCAAAACGCAAAGGTTGATTAAGAGTAAACTCTTTTCTTGTGTCCTTTACTTTTTTTGTCGTCTTTTTTTTGGTCGTCTTTTTTCTTTTTAGACTTACAGTTTTTTCGACTTTTACATCAATATTTTTTATGTCGTCTGCCATGATTTTGGTGTTTTTAAACAGTTATTATTAAATTCAACATTTACCGTTAGCCTTATAGCATCCCACATATCAATAGTGTAATTATCATTATCTCCTTTGTAGTAGCTATCTGTGTAGTCTGGTCGTCTTTCAACTTGCCATTCTTCACTCAGTAATCGACTAATTGATGAATTTCTTAATCCTTCAACAAATAATTCGAGTAATGGATTTAATACCAGCTTGTACGATTTCTCATACCTTTCATTATTTAACAAAGACTTGTTACTCTCTCGTGTACAAATTATAAATTCACATTCTCTTTCAACTCTTACACCTCTATCGGTGTATTTATCGATCCCTAACAATAACCAGATCAATGGATATGAATTATCTTCATTTAATGTTAGATATTTTGTCAATTCTTTTCTGTCACCCCAATGAAATTTGGGTTGAGAACAATAATCTTCATTTATAGTAATTTCTGGCATTAACCTTACTAAATCTGATATGCGTTCCTCAATTACAATCATATTCCCAAACTATTTTTACGTTCATAGAATGTAAACTCAAAATTTGGAAATGCGTTTGCATCTGCTTCATTTTTGTCAGTAAGATATTGGTATAAGGAACGAATTACATTGTCCTCTTTGTAAAATGAATAACCTATTTCACCAGATGGACTTCTAATAATTTTTGGTTGCGTTTCCATTGCATATCGTTTACCTTGATAAGCTAACACAAACCTATTCCAAATATCAACATATTTTGGTGTTGCAGTAACACTTGTAGCATTTTTTGCTGTGCCACGAACTGTTCCGACTGTTGTGTACGTCATGTCGTTTTCACGCATATACATACAAAAAACATAAGATGCGACAAGACTTTGTTGTTTGTAACCTCGCAGTCCATCCCAACGGTAAGTCTTGCCATCCTTTGTATAATTTTCTCCCTCTACCAAAAAATTCCATTTGGAATTGGCTGGTTCTTCCAACGCATTTTCGTCAAGTAAAGTAACAAGCTGGTCATAAAGAGTAACGCCTAAAGCATTAATCATTAAATCTCGCTCGTACCTATCAATTACTATCTGAACTTTCGCTTTAGCAGAATTGCTTACCCCACCAACACTACTCGCATCGATGTTTTTTGTATTTGGTATATACAATTCTCCTTGTTGAAAATATGAGGTATTAATTATCATTGTATCTTATTTTTCAGTCGTTTTTTTCGCTGCACCTTTTTTAGCTTTCGCTAATTTATCAAAATGCTTTTTAATAATATCTGCTTCACCTTTCCAAACACGATGCTCAACACCATTGTGGTCTTTTACAACTACTGTGTTTGTTTCCTTGAACTTACTAACTCTTTTTTTCTTGGTACTCATAATTTATTTATTTAAGGGTTTAATATTAACAATTACGGTGTTTCCAACGCTGCTTTTGCAGCAGTAAAAGTACCATCCACGATTGCACCATAGTGGTTAGCTGGAATATATCCAACCAATCTCATTTCAGCAAGTGGCGTAATAAGGTTTTTAGTCCAGTCGTCATTTTCATAACCGAATTGGATGTCAATATCCTCTCTTACTTTTACTTTGTACTTTGTGAAATCTCCAACGTAAAAAGCATCAGCACCAACATTGGTGTTAGATACAATTCTTACTCCAGAAATCACCAAACCATCAGCAGATTTGAATGGTGGAATGATGTATTGACCATCAGTCGCTTTTGTCAAATCCATTTTAGCCATTACGTCTGGGTGAACCACACACGCAGTTGGGTAAAATTCGTTTCTTACTACTTGTGCAATTGCAGCACGTAAGCAATCAGTTTCTTGAGCATCGTCAACAGATGCAGCTAATGCACCAGCAGCAAATGGTGTTGCGTTTGCAGCAATACCAGTCAAGTTCTCACCAGTACCATCACCAACCAAAATTTGGTTGTCAACGAATAATCTGATACGCTCAACCAAATCATCTCTCATGTCAGACACGAAATTATCAACGTCGTCTAACATTTCTTTTGATGCTTTCATGTAAGCAGTCGCTTTTCTTACTTGAGCAGATGCTTCTTGGTAATCATAATCAACTTGTGCTTTTGCAGCTCCCTCTGCTGTCATTGCAACAGTTCCATCTTCGTTTACCATTTCTACCCAATAGCATACTTTTGCATTTGTGTTACCCACAGATACTAAGTCAAGCATAAAAGGATTTCTTCGTACAAATCCAATTGTGTTAGGATCAGTTTCAGTTCGTGCAATTCTGTTTCCAACTGGCGTTAAGTTAGTCGATGTTAAAATCGTACCAGCAGCCTTTAATGTCATTGACATTGTTGCACCTTTTTCAGTTTTTAACTTTTCAAAGTCACTTTTGTTCGCTTTGATAGTTTCACGCAATTGCTTTTCAATAGAATCTGCAATTGACATCACAACGTTGTTCTTGTTTTCTTTCATTTTTGTCAATTCTTCGCCTTGTGCTTTCAAGGAATCTTTTAGTGATTTGATTGTTTCGTCGTTTACTTCTTTAGCACTATCTAAAAAAGCATCAAATTTTACAGTCAAAGCATCAACATCTTCTTTTGTTGCAGCTTTTTCCATTTCGTTTTTCAATTCTTTGATACGAGAATCTTCGTACTCGCCTCTCAAAGATGCCATTTCCTCTACTGTCTTTTCAGCAAATTCAGCTTCGGTAATGTTTTTTTCCGTTAAAAATTGTTTCCAATTCATTTTTAATGATTTAGAGATTAATAAAATAATTTTTTTTGTCTTGTAGTGATTTCTCGGCTACGATGTGAGTATCGTTAGATGGCTCACGCTTCATAGATAATGTTGGTGTGATAGAATTAGAACCCAAAGGTACTGCCGAACCCTCAATAGCTTTCGCTTCTTGTACTGCCCAAAAGTACCCTTGTTTCTCTGCATCTTCACGATTCACAACTTCGCCTATATATTTTTCCCATGTAGCGTTTTCTTCTTCGTAGCTATCGTCGTTTACAGCCAAAGCCATTTTTACGTAACGCATACCAACGCTATGGTTATTTACATATCCTTTTGCGTATTGGTCATGCATATAAGCATTTCGAGATTTCTTTACATTACTTTCAAAGACTAAAGCCTCTGTAATACCTTTTTGGTCGTAGCCTAATTCTTTCCAATTAAACTCTTGCGTATATGCTTTTAAATCTACACCATCAGCAATAATCGATGAAAACTTTGTGCTTTCATGTTCTTGGATGTGCATTATTCTTTTGTTTTCTTTTAGTGACTTTTTCCAAATACCTTTCATGTGTACGTCACCATGACTATCCATGACATTTGTCGTATTTATGATTGCTTTTACCGTAAAACTTTCTTTATCCGATAAGTCACTATTTGCTTCTGCTTTGTTAGTTGCACCAGATAATTCATCTACTCCCACAAAAACATCTGCGTGTTTTATTACGTTCATTTTTTGTGCTACTAAAGTGCTTTTATTTTTTACAAGAAAATCAATTTTTTCTTTTAGCGTTTCAAATATTGGTATTTCTAACATAGCTTTATTTTTTTACTACTTCGTCTTTTTGCATGACTTTTAATCTGTCGTTTTTAAGACTTTGTATTTTTTCAATACTTATTTTTTTGTCGTTTGTTTTATCTTTAATCATTGTTAAATTTTACACCTTGTAATTCTAAAAAGTTTGTTGCTTCATCCGTACTTAATCCACCAGCAATTAATCTTTGGAAAGCAGTAGAAATTTTTAAAACCTTTTCTGCTTTTTTATCTTCCGTATGTTGCATTACTGGTAGATGCTCAAAACTTGCTACAATTTTCTCATTCTCCAAACCAAAATATTGATTGTAAGTGTGAGCCAAATCATCAGCAATAGGTTGTATGGTAGATTGGACAAAACTAATTAAACTTTCTTTCTGGTTTTCATAGGTACTACCAGTCTGAAATGCTTTATATAATTCGTTGGGAACTTCAAATGCCTCTCTAACTAAATTTGCATTGTTAGAAATACTTTCATGTAATCCCAGATCTTTTAATTTTATGTGTAACGATTGCCAATCAACTTTTTGATTAGTAGCTATGCTACGTCTTTTTAACGCAGTCATACCGTAATCGTTTATCAAATTACTTTCAATACTATCCTTGTCGTCTTTTTCCATCGGCAAAGCTGCACCAAGATTAAAACCTCGTTCAGAGCCTCCAGAAAATATTTCACGCCCATTTGTGCCTATCATAACATTTTCAGCATCCAATGCTTCGTTAATGTTGTGTATAGATTTTAGTATAGCCGACATCCTTGATGGTGAAATCAATGGATTGTTTTGATATTCTGTCGTGTCTATACCGTTACCAGTATCATAAAATGGCAAAATATCTCCAAACTCTATGTCTTTTGGTTTTGAATTTGGATCGTCATACTCAAATTTCTGTGCATTAAACTCTTTTACGTCTGATTCAGTCCATGCTATTGGACTAACAAACGTATCCTCAAAATCAATAAACGCTGGATTTAGGTTAAATAACGACGATGCTTGTAAACCAACAGCACCGTATGGCTTTTGATAAACCCAACCGTATGTGCTTTTAAACCATTCGTATTGCTTTAAGAAATCTTCTTTTGACTGAAACGTGTTAGGATTTTTAAGCAATTTAATAATATCATTGTCTTGCGACATATCACCATTGTCGTTTTTCATGTAGAACTCTACTTGCGACAATAATTTTGCACGAATCTCTATACAAGCATAGGTTACTGGATTGTTAAGAGCCAGTTCCATTAACTCTGCATCGCCATAGGATGCATTATTTTTTTTTACCTCGTATCGGTGAGTTCCGTTTGTTAGCCTTGTGTACCCAAAATTACTTAAAACTCTATCTATTACACCCATATTTATTTTGATGCGTCAAATTGTTCGGCAAAACTATACACATAACACAAATTTTGACGTTGTATATTTTCCCAAATGTATAAATTTTTTTTAAAACAACAGCAAAAAGGTTACTCTACTGAAAAATGTGTGGGTATAAATCTTGAACCAAAGCACAAAGCAAAGCCAAACTATCTGGCGCATCATCGTGTCTTGCTTTACCATCCTTTCGGTAAGCAAATAATTCTTTCATCGCCTTGTCGTAATGACTGCCAACATCGTAATCTTCACGAAATACAAAATGTTGTCGCATAAAATGAGCA